TGGCGCAGGTCGGGCGTCAAACACTTGGGCGTTCTGTACAGAGTTTTGTGCGTTTTCTCTGATCTTGTGGAATGCGTCCCTTTCTCTGCTCATAAAGTAAATAGTTCCACCTTTTCATTGTTCTCTTTCTTATGAGGTTAGTTGAGTCCCGGCAATTATCTGCCATTGTTCAGAAGTGTCGTCCCAAACGAAATGAGCGCCCTGAGTTGCGGCGTCAGCATTAGACAATTCGACCCCATAGGTGGAGTTGATTGATCCTTCGACTAACTCGGTGCCTCCGGAGAAGCCGGTAACAGTTGTATTATCGGAGTTTTCTGTGATTGTCTGGTTCCCGCTGGTGCCGGCTGAGGTTTGTGAAAGAGTGACGGTAGATTCGCCGCCGTAGGTGCCGACAAGGGTGAATGGCCATGACGATACGGATATTCCCGTCTCAATGGCACTGTACATGACGAATCCCATGTCGTTGGCAGAGCCCGCACCCCCAATGCCGGCTGTGACGCTGGTGCCGTCGGGGACGGAGAAGTTGCCCACGAGGGATGTGTCATCCCAAGTTACGACATAGGTGGTGCTGCCGCCGACATTTGGAAAAGAGACAGTTTGACCATTTAAGGGAGCGCCAGAGAATGATACAGTTCCCTGCGCTTTGTCGCCGCCGGTATCGCCCATTATCTTAACGGGATTGTTTGCTGCGGTGGTGATGGCAAGCTGTAGATGTTGTCCATCAGTGGTTCCGTCTGCCAAGGTAATCTCAAAATAATCTTTTCCCGAATCCAGAGTAACTTCGGATGCGTCTAAAAAGTGTAGGCTTGTGACGGGGGTTAAGGTGGTGGAAGCATCGTCTTCCAAATCCGTAGCGGTGGGGGCAGTTATATAGTATTCCGCTTTGGCTGTTCCGGCAACATCTAAGTCAACACTGGGGGAAGCCGTGCCGATGCCTATTTTATCATTACCAGCATCGACAAAGAAGAGGTGGGCGTTGCCATCTGATTCTATCCTGAAGTCTATGTTGGCGTGTGAGTCCTCATTAAAGACGACCCCTGTGTTATTCACTGTAACAACTACGTCATTGTCGTTGTGGATCTTTGTTTGGAAATTAGATTCTCCGTGATTTATATGGAGAACCTCATTCCCCGAATGGAAATATATAGCCTTCGACTCATTTGGAGACTCTATTATAAGATCAATGTCTGCGCCGGCTTGATTAAAAGTAATTACATTCTGCCCGTTGCTAACTTCAGTAAGCTCAAGAAAATCTACGCCGCCCACTGTAAATTTTATCTGATCTTCGTCGAAGTCTATCTTTGTGTTTGCGCCAGAATCATCTTCGTAGGTGATATCACCAAACGTTCTGCCGCCTTTACTTGTTATATAAGCCATTTGGCCTCGCCCTCCGTTTTATAAATAGTTACTCCGAGGTTGTTTCCTCTTCTGGTTCGGGCTCGGACATGCCATAGAACTTTTGTTCTCCATCTTCAAATGTGATGATAGTTCCGTTCTTTGGATGCGGGGCTATGTGAACTTTAATAAAGTCATCATAGCTATCAAATACAGCGATAGACCCGCGGGGTGGCGGATAGAGCCAGTGGACAATAGCTTGCCCCGTGCCTAAAACGCAGCCCTCAATTACAACCCCATCGCCGCTTACGCCGGACTCATCGGCTTGGCGGCAGACCGTAAAAGCTCGGATGCCTCGCGGCGCTAGGCGGGCTGGAGGTTTTGGACGAAGACTTTCAGCCTTCGATGGTTCTTCAGTTTCTTCAACTGTTGTTTTTTCGTCAGTCATTTTGTAAAATTCCTTTTTGAGTTTTTTAGCCTTCTAGGCTGGTTTGTTCTTCTTTGGGAACCCTGGAAGCTGGGTATGGCGCAAAAAGCGACACTACATCAAAACCTCCACCATAAAAAACTCCTTCGTATTCTTCTCTTATCTTTTCTAGCAAGGTGTCCCACTCCATACCTTTCCTCAGACCATAAATAGGGTGCCGCAAGGCGGCTTTATATCCCTCTGGGTCTGACCTCAAATCATAAACTTTATCTGCCGAGATTTTAACTCTATACAAGATTGATCCCTGAGCGACTTGTCTTTCTCTCTGTTTTGGATCAACATACCAAAAAGTTCTCGGCACCGTGCTCACCTCATACTCTTTTCTTGAGTAAGAACTTCTGGTTTTGGGGTCCGCAAAATACTTTGGGTCAACAGTAACACTATCCTGTATCTCTTTCCCAAAGCGAGGGGCAGGCATATAATGATATAGCGTTATGCGTCCACCCTGGACATATTCTGCCATCTGCGCTTCATGAAGAGATTTCTTGAAATTCTCAAGTATGAGTTTCATTTTTTACCCCATAACATGACCGTGATGGACAGCGGCTTTCATCAATACGAAAAAATATCTCCCCATATCGTTTACGCGCATCTGCCATACCATCAGGGGAGGGGGGGATTAACAACACACGCTCCACGCCCTCCGTATAGGTAAATGTTTTCCCATAAGTTTTTTCACCCTTATCTTTGCGAAGTCTTGTAAAAAATTGCTGCTTGGGGTCGTTTGTGACTACACCAGTAAAGGTCCCGTCAACGTTTCCATCTTGGTTTATCCAATACGCATTCTTGTCTTCCTCGTCCGGAGGCTTAAAAAAGAAACTATCTTGACCGTATTTTCTCGATAAATCAATTCCCATCTGTTTTAATCCTTCGATTCCCGCTTCTTCGCCTCGGTATCCGCCAACCGGAATAATAAATGACTTTTCCCCAAGCACTTCGATTGACCCTTCCCCGGAAGCATCTTTCTCGCGGAACCCCCCGAAAGAAGGGATGAAACCAAAGCCGGCGGCTCGGATATCAGCCTTAATCGCTGATTCGTTCTCTTTGTTTATTTTGTTCTGCGCTGCTTCTTCCTCTTCTGAGCACGGTGATCCTTTTTCTGCTGAACAGGTGCGGTCGGCAGAAATTACAATAAACCCAGCGTCAGCGTACTTTGTCATGACCCGCTTAAGAGTAGTTTCAGTGATAATCTGCCACGTTTGACCTACATTCTCTCTGTTATCGGCGGAATTTAAATAATTATTCCATTTTTCAAAGACTTGTCCCATAAGATACATTCCTCACTCGGAAACAATACACAATACATAGTTTTCAGAAATTAACTTTATCTCTTTGCCCTCAACATTTACCGTCTCCAGCAGGTGGGCTGGGATAACAACCTTATCCCCCGGAACAGTCTGACAGTCAGCAGCCACAGAAATAACTTCCATCATTAAATGCTCGGATGGCGGCTGGGCTGTTTCGGGCAAAATAAAAGCCCGTGGTCCCGCTTCTTTAATTTCAACTTCACAAAGCTTTACTTGTATCCGTTTATTTGTTGGAATAATTTTCATAATATTTTCACCTATATCAAGTAATTTCGCAGGTACCGCCGGCACAGGCCACCTCGCCGTTCAGATCTGTATTGTCTTCTTCTTCAAGAATTTTTGTTAAATCAACCTTGTTCAAGTTTGCCAACAGCGCCTCATAAGTTTCCTTAGAACAATCTTCGAATGGGGCTTGCTGATATGATCCAACATCATAAGGCAACACACTTAGCCCATTATAGTGTTTGCGATTATTCCACATCCACTCTCCAGCGTCAATCCACTCATTCTCATGTAGCGAAATGGTCGCCGAAACATTGTGTCCGTTTTGTCCAGTTCGATGACCCGTTTTAACCCACTCGCTCGTAATCTTCTTTATGCGTCGCAAAAGCTGGAAAGCCGACTCTGTACGATAAATCGCTCCTTCGGGTGCTCTTTGGGGCACTGAAATGACTGCTGTATCGTGTGGACGAAAGTATTCATCCTCTACCAGTTCTGGGTGGTTTTCCGCAAGATAGGAATAAATTGCTTCATTTTTACTAACCCTGATTCGCCGGATATAATAATCATTATGCCAAGCATGAATTCCACTAGAGGTACCCAAGGTCAAAGAAGTTGTCCCAGCAGGCTTCACACAGGTTGTCCTGGCTGCCCTATTAATACCAATGGCTAGTGCTATTCGAGCGTTCTCTTCTTTGACTACGTTAGCAGCAGCAGATAAGTCTATATCATCTTCAAGCACTCGCCCTGATGCGATACCGGTCATAGAAACGCCAATCAAAGAGTCCTTCTCTGTGGTTCGTTGCCAAACCGGACGGAGATAGTGAAAATCTGTATAGCCGGCTTGAAGTGTCCCTATAAATGCAGCGGCACGCACCCTGTTCTCAAGATCGTTCTGCCCCTCGATATTGCTAACATTTACTTCGGTCAGATTACAAAATTGAAAAGGTCGTAACCCAATCTCACAACAGGGGTTGGTGCCCCAGTCTTTATCGTTGGAAAGATAAAATCCAGGCTCTCCAGCATTGGATGCCTGAACTCGTTCCCATATGTTCAAAAAGAATTGTTTGTCTACTCTGTGCCTCAAGAGAACTACTGAATTGTTTGCTCGTCCTCTTTGTGAGTTTTTCTCCCACCACCGCCCTGATTTGGCGGCCAACATTTCATCATCATCCGCCGAAAAAAGGGAAATAAGCGCAGCGCGCCTAATGCCACCAGCGAGAACGGC